GTTCGCGTTTTCCCAGCCGCTACCTTAGCGAGAGGTCGTCTCTCATCTTTCAATGCAGAAATCCAAAGCGAAGGGACTCGCTCTCCAATCTTAGCCTTCTCCGTACGCCTGTCAAGTGCTACACGTAACACGGGACTAGATATTGCCAGCGATCCGATCTCACCAGCAAACAGGTCTTTCTTGCCTCTCAGCTTCTTATTGAGCACATACGGATAACCGGGTGAGGTCCTCATAGGTAAGGAATCGTAAAACGACATTTCGGGTATGCCATTAATAGCCTCACTCTCACTCAATATTCTTCTCTGCACGCCGTTCGTAGCCGCTAAGATTTCTTCCGTCACAAAGCGCACCGCACGTTGCAGCACACTTGGAACCAGCGGTGATGCCGGATTCCCAAATTTCTCCACACCGCACGTAATAAGGCTCCGCTTTTCGAGTAAGCGGGGATCCTTAGGTGTTAAAACTGCCGGAGCAGTCACGTGCTTCACAACTTGATCGAACAGGACACTCGGACGGATCCGAGTCTTCTCCGACTGGTAGGGACATGCTTGTGGGGGTAACGCGCCCACATAGGTGAAGTTACCTTGAGGAAATAGTCTCGCATTCTCCATGCCTTCAAGACCAGGCATCGCAGGAGATCCACACACTGTCGGTGACAACAGGGCGAGACCGCGTCTCAACGCTTCAACGGTGATGAGCTCAGACTCTCCGTAGTCCGCTCCCACTTCTCCGCACACATGGATACCAAGAAACTTTCGCACCAGACGAGGATTACTAGCAACTAAAACCGAACCACAATATCCCGGCGAAGTGGCGGCTTCGTAAGTCCAACCCGTTTGCACGGTATAGTACTCACGATCCGCCACATCGACCGCAACTTGGTGGTAGGTAGACAGCTTGCGCTGCGTCGCCAACATTCGGATGTTCGAAATGTATTGAGTCGTAGGATACAACTCTTCCGCATCAAAGGTAACAAGAGTCCCTGACATCCGCGATACATACTGCAAGTCTTCTGCTGATATAAAAAGGTGAGTGCTATCAGACACTGGGCTACATCGTATCCCAAAGTCAAACAACACCGCATCCTTCTCAGTGCCATCCGCATTAAACATTACAGCACATCGCTTCCGTTCAAATGCCGATTCAACAATGCGTCCATCTGCAAACCGTATAGTAACAAGCGTACCTTCCGGTGCGTAGCTTTTACCATGTTTAAAGAGGTGTCGGGGAAAAAGCCCGATCGATCCTTTCAACATGAAACCACACATCGACCTGGTACCGCTACTATAAGCCATGGTCACGACAACCATCAAAGGTTTAACGCGATCCCTGACGAGCGTTCGCGCGTTCTCGTCAGCACTTCCTTCGACACGCAATACACGTTTGCTCTCAGACTCCACAGTGTCACGAACAAGCTGAAAATTCTGAGCCAGCTCAGGATGTTGTTGCACAAAGCTCTTCGTCGTGTTCGTGAACGTATTCACAAACACATCAATAAGCCTAAGCAACTCAGCTCGTTCTTCAACAGTAGGTTTCGCTCCGTCGTCCACTCGGTCTTTAAA